CTGGAACATAATAGCTAGAGGAGAGATATAATGGCAATTTCAAGAATGCAATTGGTCAAAGAACTCGAACCTGGCTTAAATGCCTTGTTCGGATTAGAATATGACCGATACGAAAACCAGCACACAGAAATTTTCGATGAAGAAAGTTCTGATCGTGCTTTTGAAGAAGAAGTAATGCTAGGTGGGTTTGGCAATGCAGAGGTAAAACCAGAAGGTTCTGGTGTTGTTTATGAAGCAGCACAAGAAACTTTCACTGCACGCTATACACACGAAACCATTGCTTTGGCTTTCTCACTAACTGAAGAAGCCGTAGAGGATAACCTTTACGACAAAATCAGCACTAGATATACAAAAGCATTGGCACGTTCAATGGCTAACACTAAACAGATTAAAGCTGCTAACGTTCTTAACAGAGCGTTCAACAGTTCTTTTCTTGGTGGCGATGATAAGGAGCTTTGTGCTACTGATCACCCTACACTTAGTGGAGACCAAAAGAACGAGCTATCAACTTCAGCTGACTTAAACGAAACTTCGCTTGAGCAGATGTTAATTGATATTGCTGGTATGAAGGATGAAAGAGGAATGAAAATTGCTCTTCAAGGAGTAAAAATGATTATTCCTGTAAACCTTCAATTTACTGCTGAAAGGTTAATGAAATCTGCAGGTAGAGTAGGAACAGCTGATAATGACTTAAACGCAATTAGAAACATGGGAATGGTACCACAAGGATATGTGGTAAACAACTTCCTAACTGATACTGATGCGTTTTTCATTAAAACAGACGCACCTAATGGACTAAAAATGTTCACTAGGTCTCCTATTAGAACTGCGATGGAAGGTGACTTCGACACTGGTAATGTTAGATACAAAGCTAGAGAGAGATACTCGTTTGGGTTCTCTGACTGGAGAGGTATCTTTGGTTCACCAGGAGCGTAAATCTTTTAGTGGGGCACATTGTGTGCCCCACTATACCTAGTATAATAAGTTATACAGACTGACTAGGCAGACGATATAGAGACTGTGTAACGATTGGTCTATATGACCGAGGAGAATATTATGGCTAAAACAAGCTTTCAGGGTCCGGTAAGATCCAAGAATGATTTCAAATTGTATAGCACTACTGCTTCAACAGGTGTTGAGCATGATAGAACTTTAGGTACAACAGCTAAAGATGCTAGACGATATTACCTAGACGAATGGTTTTTACAAAGACCAGGTTTAAACGCTAACATTGACCAAGCATCAACAGTAGAAGTTCAAAGAGCTTTGAATAGAAACTGGGAAGCGCTTGGAACTAACATGACTACTGCACTATGTACTTTTGCTGGAACTTCTGGCGGAGTTAAAGCAACAACTGCTGGTGCAGATCAAGACCAAGCTATTCTTACACCTCACTTAGATACTGCTGCAACAGCGTGGGCAGGTTGTCTATGGGGAACAGAAAATGAAGTGCATTGGGAAACATCTATTCAGTTACCAGCTATTGATAACCAGAATGTTTGGGCTGGACTAAAATTAACAAATGCTCCAGAACTTGCAACTGATGATGACCAAGCGTACTTTCAGTTTTTAACTGATGCAGATAACTCAGGTCAAGCGTTTACTGACTTTACTAAATTACACTTTGTTCATAGTGTTGGTGGAACTGATTATATCAGTCAATTACCAATTACTGTGGCAGCGAACACAATTTATCACTTAAAAATTGAAATTGACAGTGATAGAAAAGCTGCTATCTTTGTAAACGGTGTACAGTATAACGTTGCAACTACTGCAGGTTCTACTGGGGGCACAGCAGTTACTGCTGTTCAACCTGGTGTACAAGCAGCTAAATCAAATGCATTAACTAATGATGTTGACTTTATTCCTTACAACGGAATTGAAGCAAACGCAGGTGCTGCTGAAGCACTAATCACTCATTACATTTGCATGAGCAGAAACGTATACGAATAATAAATAAACAAGTGGGGCTTCGGCCCCACAGTTCTTAATTAAGGAGGGAACATGGCAGATACGGTAACAGGACCAACTATCCTACAGCAAAACGACAATCGCGTCGTAATCAAAATAGTCAATCAATCAGACGGAACAGGTGGAACAACAGTTTTTGGTGATGTCTCAGCAATGGATGCTAGAGGAGACGGAACAGCTGTAGCACATTTAGCTTTACTTAGAGTTTGGTATTCTTGTCAAGGCGGCGATGGAGGAGACTCTTATGCTCGTTTAGATGAGGAAGATGATGATGGAGATATTCCTATAATAGGTTTAACTGGAGCAGGATATTGGGACTTTAGAGAATTTGGTGGAATACCAGCAGATAAATCTAGTAACACAAACCAAAGTGATGTTAACTTTGTTGTGCCAGGAGCAGCTGATTCTGGTAATATGTATACAGTTATAGCTGAATTTCAAAAAATTTATTAGAGGTTTAAATGGCTTATTCAGGCACACAAACCTTTAATCTTTCGATTGAGGAAATAATAGAAGAGGCATACGAAAGATGTCAATTAGAAACTCGTAGTGGTTATGATTTAAAAACTGCTAGAAGATCTATGAATTTGATGTTGGCAGAGTGGGCAAATCGTGGTTTAAATTTATGGACCATAACGTATGGCACACAAACATTAACTGCTGGTACAAACTTTTATGCAATTGATCAAAAAGTTGTAGATATAATAGATGCTGTTGTAACAACTACAACAGGCGCAACTTCTAATTTAGAAGGTGATAGTGACACCACAGATGTTACTATGAATAGAATATCTAGAACTGAATTTATAAATTTAAGTAAAAAAGAAAATTCATCAACAGGTGATGCAAGACCAACACAATTTGCTTTAGTTCCTGGAACGGTTACAACTGGTGGATCAACCACTAGTGGTAGACCAGCAAACGATATGACTTTGTTTTTATATCCAAGCCCAGATAAAGCGTATATATTTAAATATTTTTATCTTGCTAGAATAGCAGACGCAGGAGATTATACAAATAATGCTGATGTGCCATTCTATTTTCTTCCTTGTTTAACTGCAGGATTAGCTTATTATATAAGTTTAAAAAGAGCACCAATGTTAAGTGCAAACTTAAAATCGGTGTATGACGAAGAATTTAAACGTGCTAGTGAAAATGATAGAGAAAGAGTTTCTTTTAGAATTGAACCAGCACGGGCGTACACACCATAGGAGGTAATATGCCAATATGTAAACATTGTGATCATGAATGTCATTGTAGTAATGGTGGTTCATGTTGCGGAGGACAGTGCCAATGTGGCAACTGTGAATGTAAAAAGGAGGACGAATGAGCAATAAAAACTGGAACAGTCAAACTGCTAACCCTATGGGTGGAGATAAAACTGGAATAAAATTTGGCAGAGGTCAAATAAATATTCCTGCCCCTGTAGAAGCTGCTGCTATAACTACAAAAGGTGTAGCACCAGCAAAAGGTAAAGCACAAGATATTACTGTAGAAAAAGGAAAAGTATCTGGTACCATGCAAAGCATGGGTGCTGCCAAAAAAGGCGGCGGTTACACTTGGAGCTAATGAATGGCTTACGCAACAGGTAAATACGCTAAATTTATTTCTGACCGTAGTGGTATGGAATATCCATACAAAGAAATGGTCGTGGAATGGAATGGAGCACGTGTTCACAAAAGTGAGTTTGAACCTAAAACACCACAGGACAGACCAAACAAACACGCACCTGATGCCATAGCATTACAATTTCCAAGACCAGCAAGAGAAGAGAGCGTAACAGAAAGATTGTTACCTCTTGATCCATTTAGACATGAATCTGGAACTGATGTGATAAAAATTTTTGAACCAGGACATGGTAGATCAACAGGAGACACTGTTAGATTTAGAAATGTTGTAGACATTTTTGTTGTTGATATGGACAGTGAAAGTGGTCATACCATAACAAAAATAGACGATGATTTTTACAGTATATCAACTGGTGGATTAGCGCCTTCAACTTTAGTAAGAGGCGGTGGAGGTCAAGCATCAGCTGGTCCAGTAACGGTGAGTAATTAATGACTACATACGCAGAACTAACACAACAGATTTTAGATTATACAGAAGTTAGTACAGATGTATTAACATCTACAAGAACAAATGATTTTATTGAACATGTAGAAAATAGGATATTAAAAGAAGCAGATTTAGATGCTTTTAAATCACATCAATCAGCTAACCTTGTTACCAGTAATCCATTTTTATCATTACCTGGTGGTACATCACCGGATCCAACATCGTTAGCTACAATACGAACAGTTCATATATGGCCTGCTTCAGGCACACCAACAAGAGATTTTTTAGAACATCGTGATCTTAGTTACATGAATGAATATTGGCCTGATAGAACTGCTACAGGCACACCAAGATACTGGTCATGGTGGGATCAAAACACAATATATCTTGCGCCTACACCGGATTCAGCGTATAACGTGGAATTAGGAATTACTAGATTACCAACAAGACTATCTAGTTCTAACACAACCACATGGTTGGGAGACAATGCCCCAATGGCATTGCTTTATGGATGTCTTGCAGAAGCCTTCAAGTTCTTGAAGGGACCAGCTGAAATGCTGCAATTATATGAACAATCTTATCAACGTGCTATACAAGAGCTAATAGTTGAACAAACTGGCAGACATAGACGAGATGAGTATATGCATGGAGAACTTAAGTTCCCTATGCAATCTGTTAAAACAAATACTAGAGGAGAATAAACATGGCCATAACACAAGCTGTATGCACAAGTTTTAAACAAGAATTACTTGTTG